TTCCGCCAGTTCCGCCAGCCCTTCCGTTGTGTTATCATCCACTTCCAGCGGTACGATCACGTCATTGCTGGCAACCAAGGCGTTGATCGTGGATATGTTAATATCCGGCGCGTTGTCAATCACGCAGAAGTCGTATTGATCCCGCACCTGTTCAAGCGCCTTTTTCAACCGCGTTTGCTGCTGGCGGGTCTGATCCAGCAGCACTTCCAGATTCGCTTTCAGCAGTTTCATGTTGGCCGTGATAATGTCCAGGCCGGGGAAGTCCGTGTGCTGGATCAGGCTGCCCATATCCGGGCGGCGGGCGGTCATGATCTTATCAATCCCGGCCCCGTCTTCATCCCGGCGGCGGTATCCCCTGGAAGCGTCCCCCTGCTTGTCGTTGTCAACCAGCAGGACGCGGAAGCCCCTTTCCGCCAGCAGATGCGCAATAGCAACGCTGGAAATGGTCTTTGCCACGCCGCCTTTCAAATTGATAACCGATAAAACGCGCATTTCCATTGTTTCCGCTCCTTTCTGCCCGTCCCGCCGATAGCACAGCATTTCACGCCTAAAATGGCAGAAGGTGAAACAGCACCCGTTCAAGCACCTTGCTTTCCGGGAACTTCTGCGCCAGGCGGTAAACCGCCGATTGCAGGCCCTTCCCGGCCCACGTGCGGAAGAAGCGCTGGCGCACCGTCCACAACCGCCGATGCTTCCGCCAGAAAAGAAGTTTCCGTGTCCACGGCCCCTTCCTGTTCATCCCGGCTCCCCTCCTTCCGCTTTGCGATAACCGCCGCTTGCGCCCGGTTCGCCCGTTCCGCCGCCGCCTGCATCCAGCCCGCCGCCGAACGTGGTGGCCTTGTGCGCTCCCGCTCCCACTGGGCTTGCAGAAGTTCCGCTTTGCTCTTTGGGCGGTGCTTCTTCTTACCCACGGCGCTTGCGGCCCTTCTTCTTCCGCTTCTTCCGTTTCGGCGGCGCGGCCCGTTCCGGCTCTCGGTCTTGCCACGCTTCTTCCTGCAATACTTCCAGAACTTCCACGTTTTCCAGCTTGAACGTGTACGTTGCGCCGGGGTCATACGTGCCCGCCGCCCAGTCCGCCCGGAACTTTTCAAAATCGCCCTTGTAGGCGCTGGGCAACATACCGGGGCCGCCCTTATACTGTTCCGCGTGGTACATGGCGCACATAACGCGATCGTCCACCGCCTGCGGCCAGTTGAACAAATGCCAGCAGCTGTGATCGTCATACCACCAGGAAGAAAGCGTGATTTCCAGGCCGTTAAAATACTGATCCGCTTTCTGCATGGCCTTAAAGTTGTTCACCGTGAAGCCCTGCCCCCGGTATTCCTCCCGGTACGCCTGCCAGGGCCGGGCCGGGATATTGATCCGCGCCCGCACCACGCGGGGCGTGTATGTCTGGTTTGATCTATCTTCCATTGCCGTTCCTTCCCAGCCTATCCGCGATCCGCAGAATGGCTTCCATTGATTCTTTTATGTTCCGGTCTGTACTGGCGGTTATCTTCAAAACCTGGGCAATGTCCCGCAGTTCCTGTTCCGTTTCCAGAACCGCCGCCGGGCTGTACTTGTCCATGCAGGCCCGGCACATTTGCGATCCCGCCGCAATAGGAGCTCCACACAGCACGCAACGTTCTACCGCCACCGCCGTTACCTCCCCTATTCCTCCGGGGCCTCGTTGCCCCAGGCATCCCAGCCGTCCGCCCTCTGGCGTGCAAATAGTTCAATGCGTGGCAGATCCCCCATTAACTCAACGATCTTATCGCGGGTTTCGTCCGGTTTCTGACTGTGCTGGCGTAGCGGGCTGAAAATAAGCTGTCCAACGCTTGCGCTGATTCGTTTTGGTTTCCCCTTGACAGCAAGCAGGCATGGCTCTGTATTACCGCGCGTCCAGCGTCCAAGCCCGAAAAAGTAGCCGTTTCCGCTTCTGTTTTGCTTCACCCACTGGAAAGCGATGGACTTGTATGTAAACCCCCACGCTTCAATCACTTTGATAGCTTCTTTTAGCATTGGGTAGGTTGCCCACATGAATAAAATGCAGTTTTTATCCGCAATATCTGATACAGGCATTTTGCAAATATCGGTTATTGTCATTGTCTGGTAGTGCTCGTCGGCATTTCCGTTGCATCCTTTGTCCGAATAACTCCACGGTGGATCGGCATAAATGATGTTGTACTTTTTTTGCGGGAGTTGAATCATATTGTTATCCTCCTTTCTACCAGTTTTCCAGTTTTTCCACGCGCCGTTCCAGGTTGTGCGCCCGCTCGATCAGGTCAAATACACCCTGCGGCGTAAGGCCCGTTTCTTCGTACCTGTTCAGCTTCCAGGCGGCCTGCGTAACGGTTACGCCCTTGCGCAAAACCGCTTTTCCGCTTTTGCCGATCTCCGTAAGCTGTACGGGCTTCTTCTGGCGCGGCGTTTTCGGCTCCCGCGCCGCCGAAACAGCACGGCCCACGCCTTTCGCTATGTAGCTATAGCCGGGCACTTCCTTTTTCATAATTCGGTCAATCGGCTTCACTGTTTTTCCCTCCTTCCGCCGAACGCATAGCATTTATGGCGCGTTCCGCTGCGGCTCCATACAGTTCTACTCTGTACTTTGTTTCACAGCTTTTCCCCGGTCTAAAAAGCCGCTTGATCTTCCCGGAACAGATATATTCCATTTTGACCGTTGCACGGCTTCCAATGTCCGCCGAAAACAAAACCGGGTTGTTTACTTTCCCGCATACCGGGCATTTCAAGGCGATTTTATCCACCGCGCACCGTTCCTTCCTGCGGCTCCACGTCCGCCCCGCACCTGATCGCCAGCCGCCGCAGTTTGCTTTCCCGGTACGCCGCCGCCGCGTCCGCGCAATCATGCAGCACTTTCATTTGTTCCAGCATGATTTCCACGTCCGCAATTTCTTCCGCGATCTGTTCCCTGTTGTCCCTCCCTCTGGCGGCCTTACACAATTCCTTTTGCAGTTCCGCCATTTCCTCAAATACCATCAGCGTTTGCGCGTCCGCGCCCCAGGCGGCCAGGGCGGCGCGGTAAATGCGTTGTTCATCCATTCTGCACCGCTCCTTTCAGCCGTCCACGTAGAGGATAATGCACGGCTTCCAATACGGTTCATATTCAGCCATCCGGGCTTTGATATATTCCGTAAATTCTTCATCCGTTCCGTCAAATTCGCTGTTTTGCTCCATTTCCTCTTGAAAATCGTCCCGATCCGTAAAGCACCGCCTATCATCCACCGTTTGTTCGCAGTCCAGGTATTCCCCGATCACGGCTTTCACGCTGCTACAGGACATATAGCCCCATTCGCCGTTATTGCAGTCTTCCCCCGCAAACACAAGCAGCGGCAATTCCGGGTGTTGCAAGATCAGTTCCCGCAGTCCGTCCGTTGCGTGAAGCAATCCGGTTTCCATTTTCACCGCTTCCACCAGCCTTTCTTAATCCCGATATTGACGTACACGGCCCACAGATTAAGGCCGATAAACCACCGCCATTCCCGCCGGATACCGTCATAGCCCTTCCCGCCGCCGAAACAGATCGTTTTTTCGTTCCAGCGCGTGCGCCCGCAGTCCAGGCGGAACGGCCCCCACACCTTTGTTTTCATCCGCCGTTCACCTTCCTCACAAAGTATTTTGCGAACACGTTCGCCATATCGTCTATTGACGTACAGGCGGAATAATCAGCACCGCCCAGAATAGCTTCCGCCGTTGTCCCCAGGAATCCTTCCCACTTCTCTTTCCGCTGCTGGTGTATGATCCCGATCAGCCGGGCCGCCAGTTCCGCGCCCGCTACCTGTTGCAGTTGCAGTTCCAGCCGTTCAATCTCTGCGGCTTCTTCCGCGTCCCGCTCCACGGTTTGCAGCTTGTCCCACAAGCGCTTCTTTGCGGCCCCCAGCGTGTCCCGTGCTTCCACCGTGGGCGGGCTTACCGGGTCAAGGAACATACAGGCCCCGTTGAACTTCACCCGGTATGGTTCCAGGTCTTCCGCCGTCATGTACTTGTGTCCGTAGATTTCCTGCATGGATCGCCAGACGGGCCAGGGGATAAAGGCGTACACATTCCCGATCCCGGCGCACACGCCCGCTTTTGCCCCGGCTTTCCAGTGCTGTTCCAGGCTGTCCCACTGTTCTGCCGTCAGTACGGTTTGCGCCAGCTTGTCCGTGCTGGTGTACTTTGCTTCAAAGCAGATGGAGCGCCCGCCAGACAGCGTGCCCATGAAGTCCGGCTGTGCGTGGGCAATGAAGCGGCCCTTAAAAATGCCCCGGTCTTTCTTTTCCAGCACCATAAACGGTTCCGGCATTTTCTCCACGTATGCGATCCCCTTCTGCTTGTAGACGGCGCACGCGGTCTTTATGAAGCCCTCAAAGAAATGCCCCTGGGAATTGTTCTTCTTTCCCCGCCAGCTGTCCAGCGCTTTTTTTCTTTGCTTGTCGTTCATCCCTGCTGCCCTCCTTTTTCCCGCCGATCGTACAGCGGCATATACCCCAGCCAGTTACGGTTCAGCACATAGGCCGCCGGGGCTTCATCTTCCGCCGCCGGGCATTTCAGCTTCATACAGGCCGTTTTGCTGTACAGCCCCGGCGGAACGTCCGTATAGGACGCATACAGCGGCTTCCCGGTCGCTTCGGCTTCTTCCCGGCGTAATGATGCGGCCATCCGCTCCGCCACGGTTCTTCCGCGCCTTTTCTTCATTTCTGCGGCCCCCTCTTTTCATCGAACCAGGTTGCTTCCATGTCCGCAAGATGCAGATGCAAGGCAAGCGGGCATTTCTCCCACGCCTGGGACAAGCTGCGGCCCGCGCCCGCTCGACTGTCAAAGGCTCCCATATGCCAGGAAATAGCCGTGATTTCTTCATCCGTCAACGGCATATGCCGCAGAATCAGGATCACGGACTTTTCCCCGTGGCCGATCGGGAATTGCTCATTGTGGCGGTATCCGTCTTCTGTCTTTTTGTACAGATGGATCTTGCACACGTCATGAAGCAGGGCGGCAATAGTCAGCGTGTCCATATCCGCCGCCGGGCAACGCTTCACCAGCCGCCGAAACACATTCAAGGAATGTTCCAGCAGGCCGCCCGCATAGGCTCCATGGTATTTTGTGCTGGCCGGGGCCGTGTAGAAGTCCGTGCTTTCCAGCCATTCCAGCAGGTCTTGCACGCCGTCCCGCTCCACAAATGACAGCAGGTGTATAAATTCCTGCTTCAATTCCTCCGCGCTGGGCCGCTTTTGCTTCTCATAGACAAGATCAGCGTCTTTGCCGTTCAAGTCCATTCCGTCTTCAATCAGGAACTTTTTGCCCAGCCTGTGCGCCAGTTCGATTTCGTAGCCCATCCCTTCCGAAATTCCATAGCGCCCACCGATCATGATATATTCGCACGGTTCCAGCAGGCGCAAGCCCGCTTCCGTCCCCAGGGCGCGTTCCGCCGGATCGTTATCGTCCAGGGCCTGCGTTATGTACAGATGCGGCGTGATCGGCACCAGTCCCCGCCGAACGGCCCGCCCGGTCAGTTCCTGGGCATACTTTACGTTGCGGGCCACGTCCCCCCGGTACGGGCTGCACACGTAGCACAGTTTTTCTTCCATTAGTGTTACCTCCTTCACATTTTCGGCCCACGGAAGATCGCCAGCATGGACGGGAAGGGGGGCCGGGTCTTTCCCGCCGCCGAACTTCAAGCGGCCTTTGATAAAGCGGATTTCCGCCCGGTTCATGATGAAGTCATGAAAATAGGTTGTATCCGTTCGGGCCGGGATCAGCAGCACCACGATCGTTCCATCCTTGCACCCTTCCCGATAGCACTTTTCAACCCATTTGTACAGCACCCGGCCATAGGGCGGATTGCAAAATACCCTGTAGCCCCCCCAGTCCTGGGCCAGCCCGTCTTCCGCTTCCGTGAAATACTTTTCGCACTTGTG